AATAGGGTAGTAGAGCAGTTCGATAAACGACTTAATTAACATCCTAGCACCGAAAGGACACTAATCATGGAACTCAACAAGCCTCAACACATTACATCGCTGGCGACATCGGGTCTGCTGGTATCGGTTGACGTGAACGTCTGGTCTGCGACTAAGCAAGACCGAGCCATCAGCAATGAGGTAACGCTGGCAAAGAAAGCTGATACGAATGCAGGTAGGTTCGTCAAGAACTTACTTGCGAACAACCCAGACCACAAGGCGTTGCTGAACTATCGTCAGACGATCTACAACTGGATACAGCGCGTTACCTATCCGTGGAACAAGGGTCAGGACTATCTACCTTACGTGGCGTTGCCGAAGTTCATGCAGGAGTTCCAAGCGCACGAGGTCGAGTTCGAGCGTCTCTTAGACAACTTCTGTAACAACTACGGCGGCATCGTGTCGAACATGGCGTTCGCGCAGGGCGATATGTTCAACCGCGATGACTACCCGACAGTCGATCAGGTACGCAACAAGTTCGGGGTCACGCTGTACACGAGCGAGGTTCCGGTGGGCGACTACCGGTGTGCGATAGCGTCTGACTTGGCTGATGACTTGAACAAGCATTACAGCCGCCAAGCGCAGACCATTGTGGAAGGCATCCTGAACGATCAGGTCGAACGGCTGGTCGATGTCATGGAGTCTCTCGCGCATTGCTGCGGGTACGACGAGACAACAACAACCGATGGGGAGTTGAAGCAGAAGAAGCGGAAAATCTATGAGGGTACGGTGGACAAGGCCAAAGAGTATTGCCGTCTCTTCAAAGACTTTAATCTGACGAATGACTCAGCGTTGGATGAAGCAGTAAACCGACTCGACTTGGCGTTGCGCGGCGTAGATGCAGAGATGCTGCGTGACTCTGATGCGGTACGGTCACAAGTGAAAGACGAGATGGATGACATCCTCTCGAAGTTTGCACCACGTTAATTACTAACCTACAACCCGAAAGGAAACAAATCATGGCTAAGATTCAATTTACCGATACCGTCAACATCGAGCAGCTCGCTGCGATGATTCCTGTAATGTCTGTGACTGCCCCAGACGCAGACGATCATGTCACTCCGGTGATAGTTAGCGAGCCCGGCGTAGGCAAGACATCAATTCTGAAACTCATTGCTGAGAGCAATGGCGACAAGTGGCGTCGTGCTGGTGACAACTACGAGACGGACAAGTATGACTATATCTACGTGGACTGCCCATCGAAAGACTTCATGGACATCGCTGGCACTATCCCAAATCACGTTGAGAAGTCTCTTGAGCAATACGTCGGTGCGCTGTTCAAGCTGGATTCACCCAAGCCTAAGTGCATCATGCTCGACGAGGTGTTCAAGGTTCCCAAGCTGATGGGTGTGCTGTTTACCCGACTGCAACTAGAGCGCATGGTCGGTGATCGTCCGCTGCCTGTAGGGTCGATGGTCTTTGCAACATCTAACAACTCAAGCGATGGCGTGGGCGATTCGATGCAAGCGCATCAGGGCAACCGTGTGTGCATCATGCGTATGGAGAAACCCGATGCTCGGCGTTGGATCAAGTGGGCGGGTGATAACGGCATCAGTTCGACAATCCGTGCGTTCGTTGCGATGAACCCTCGCGTATTGAATTCTTACATGGATGGTGGGCAAGAGAACAACGAGTTCATCTTCAACCCGACTAAGCCTACGCAGACGGTATCGTTCATCTCGCCACGTTCATTGGCGAAGTGCAACCGCATCGTCAAGAACCGCAACGTGTGGGGCAAAGCGGCGGCTGACGTAGCGTTGGCTGGCACAATCGGCGCATCCGGTGCGAAGCTGTTGTCGGTGTTCATTGACATGGAGTCTCAGGTCATGCCGACGAAGGACATTATCGCTGATCCAATGGGTGTTACTGTTCCAGAGGATGTTGCAGCGTTGTGCATGATCATGATCAATGCTGTGGATGATATTCAGACACAGGATGATCTGTCGAAGTTCATGCAGTTTGTGCAGCGTATGAAGCAGAGCGAGTTGCAGAGTTTGTTCTTCACGATGCTGTTGGACAACAAGCGCACCACCAAGCTGGCTGCTGGTAATGAGACAGTCAAGCAATGGGCAACCGAGAACTACAAGTATCTCTAATCAGCGTCCTAGCACCGCTAGGACACTAACTACCGAAAGGAAACCTATGTCGTACCTAACTCCAGAAGAGCGTGTGAAGAAGAATCACATCACACTCATGCGCCACCCAGAGACGGCGTTGTACTCAGGCATCATGATGTCTGGTGAGACTCATGTCTCAGACGAAGAGTTCACGGCCTACACCGACGGACTCAACAAGAAATACTCAGCCAAGTTCATGGAGAAGCTGAGTGACGAGGAACTACGTGCTGTCATCCTGCATGAGAATTTACATGTAGCGTTGATGCACATCCCACGTCACAAGGACTTGATGAACGAAAGCCGCTTGTTGGCTAACGTAGCGATGGACATCGTAGTCAACAACATCATCAACAAGCTGTCTGATAAGAAGCTGTGCAAGCTACCCGAGGGTGGTATCTGGGATGAGAAGTATGACGGCTGGTCTGTGCGTGAGATATACAACGATCTCAAGAAGCAGAATCCACCGCCAGATGACAGCGGCGGTAAAGGCGACGGTGATGGCGAGGTCATGGTCAACGGTAAGACATTCTCAACCGACGATTCTGATGAGCATGACCCGCAAGGCACGGAAGGCAAGACTCCGGAAGAGTTGAAGGAGTTGGAAGAGCGTGTCAACCGAGCGTTGCGCGAAGGCGGGATGTTGGCGGGTAGATTAGGCACTAAGGTTCCGCGTGAGATAGAGCAATCACTGGTGTCGCCTATAGACTGGCGCAAAGAGTTGCAGGACTACATCAAGACATCGGTGCGCGGCGCTGACGAATTGACGTGGCGCAAGTTCAACCGTTCGCTGCTTGCCAACGATATTTTGGCTCCTAGTGTTGAATCGGAGACTATTACAGAGGTCGTCTTTGCTGTTGATACTTCTGGCTCAATCGGTAGCGAAGACCTTGCAGCCGTTGCATCGCAGATTGCTGCGGCGTGTGAGACGTGCAGACCAGAGAAAGTGAGAGTGCTGTGGTGGGATACCGAGGTTCATGGTGAGCAGGTGTTCACCGATGGGTATGACAACATCCGTAGTTTGCTTAAGCCACAAGGCGGTGGTGGTACACGGGTGGGCTGCGTATCGGAGTACATCATCAAGAACAAGCTTACGCCAGACTGCATGGTGATCCTGACCGATGGCTATCTCGAAGATAACATCCGATGGAGTACCACAGTTGATACGCTGTGGCTTGTGAAAGGCAACAGCCGCTTTGTACCACCGAGCGGTAAGAAACTAATCATCGAAGGGGAATAACATGCTAGTTCATCCAATTGCAGCTAACGAAGTTTCTGAATCGACAGTCATCATGTCGAAGGTCTACCCGCTTGTGCGCGAGTTGGTACACAAGTACAAGCTGATGGTCATCGGTAAAAAGCTTTCTAACTGGAACTCATCCGAAGAGTTCTCCAAGTTCTACATGGCGCGAGACGATGGCTTTGTGGTAGGTACGGTGGGCATCAACCGTGAGGGGCAATACACTTTCCGCACAGGGATCAGACCGAAAGATCGTGGGCGTACTCGTGAGGACAAGATGACCTACATGGCTACGAAAGTCTCATCGATGATGCGTAGTATAGAAAAGAACAAGCTGTTACCTGAGAATACGGTGGAGGTGATGAACTATCTTGGACATACACGTGAGGTGGTCAAATACGTTATCAAAGAGTATGACTATGTTGGTAAGAATGTGCTGGTGAATGGTGCTGAACTGCACGACATACTCAAAGTAGTTTTTAGCTATCAGGACTTGAAGAGTCTATCGTCAGATTCAATCGTTAAATTCAAGAAAGTTCTTGACGAATACAATCAGGTTGATGAGACTAGACAGGCTAAACTAGATGTGGTGAAAGAGAAGTTTGATAAGCCGATCAAGTTCATCGCGTATGACGACACTAAAACATTCTTGAAGGGTACGATGAAACTATCTGTTGGACTCCATGACAATTTCAATCTCGATGGGGTACGTGTCGATGAAGTTGAATGTCAGCGCGTTCGCACGTTCATGGATGATACAGACATCGCACCGCTGATGGCTATGTTCAAGGTCAAGTTGCAGCAGACCGATAGCAGTACGTCATTCGTGGGTGAAGAAGGTTTCTTCCCAGAGTGCGGCGAGAAGTACGTGGATGAACTCGGTATCGTCAAGGTGGATACGGATGGGTGGCGGCATGACAACTATCCAAGCAAGCCTCAGTGGATATTCTTTGTATGATGACTCTATCGCCTCTTGAGGCTAACGTGCTGAATGAAAGTCAGAAGTATTATCGCGTCCCTGTTTATCAGGAAGGCGATGAGCATATCGTGTTCGTTGGAGATAACTTCAAACGAAGGTTTACGCTGGACACGTTGCCTGACTTTCTCGCATTGAAGCTGTCAATGATAAAAGCGGTGACGAAGCCTGAACTGTTAATTGATGACATGGAGGATCACAACCCATCATTTGCCATATTGTTGTATTCAATGCTCCCGTATGAAGGGTTTGAGACTATCGGTTGGCAGTTGTCCAAGCGATACATGATGGTCGTTCTGACGGAAGATGAACTGGAAGAGTTGAAAGGTGACACCCGAAGCTAAAGTAAAGAAGCAAGGCCGCGCCATACTCACCAAGATGGGGATGTATTTCTTTCCCGCGTTCTCTGGTGGGTATGGTAGAAGCGGCGTCCCTGATGACATTGGCTGCTATCGCGGCTGGTTCGTTGCCATTGAGTACAAAGCTAATGGTGGCAAGCCAACAGCGTTGCAGGTGAAAAACTTAGAGGACATCCGCGAATGTGGTGGCATTGCTCTTTTGATTAACGAGACTAACGTCTCACAACTAGAGGAGTTAATAAACCATGAAATTCACAGTCGTGGGGGATGACTATATGGTCATGCCCGAAGTGGGTATGTTTCGCGCGCAGCCTAAGCATAGTCGTCTCATAGATGACTTTAAATGGAAGCCGGGGGCAAACGTGCAAGCAATCTGGCGTAAGCATGGATGGACACCACCATCCGAGTATCGTGATGACTATTTATTTAAACACAACCGAGAGGGAAACTAAGATGGCTAAGAGAACTGATGCACGACGCATCCGCGCCTATTACAAGAAACATCCAGCAGCCAAGCCGAAGGATGTAGCGGCAGCGTTGGGGGTCAACATCGCTAATGTGTATTACGTGCGAAAGACCATGCGGGATAAAGACGTGATTGACCTGACTATCGCAGGTTCCCCGCTGCGCCCGAAAGCGCGAATGGCTACGTCTGCTGATTTTGTTAAACCTGATCTAGTCAATCACCCTCCGCATTACACGACAGGCGGCATTGAAACGATTGACTTTATCGAGGCCAAGCAGCTCAACTATAATTTGGGCAACGTGGTGAAGTACATTACACGAGCCGATCACAAAGGCAATCGTGTTGAAGATTTACGTAAGGCAAAGTGGTACTTGGAGCGAGAGATTCTCTCTCAACACATCTAACCTGTTTAGCGTCCTAGCCCCGCTAGGACGCTATTTTTTCGTCTGTTTGGAGCGTTTAATTATGTTTTGCCAATGCGGTGATAAAAGATCATGTGTCATCAACACAATAAAAACAGAAAGCGGGATACGAAGACAGCGCCGCTGCACAGGTTGTAAGACGAACTACTACACGATGGAGACGTTATTTACGAAACCAGTGATTGAGAAGATTAAGCCAGATGAGCGTGGTATTTACTCGAAGCCTGACGTTGCAAAGATCAATAAAGCAAAGGTTGAGATACGCCGTCGCATAGAAGATCGCGTACCGAGTTACTTCATCGAAGATGACTATTGATATGTAAAGTTTGATTAGAATTTATTTCTTGATCGGGAGAATAAAGTGCGCGAAGATTTGATCAGGATGGCACACGAAGCAGGATTTGAGTTTCATCGGTACGAGGGCAACGTCAAAGAATCAGTTAATAGCTTAGAGACACTAGCGCGTCTAATTACTTTGGCAGACCGCGAGAGAGTAGCTGCATTGGTTGAGCAGATGGGCATTGAAGGCTATGGCACGTTGGCGATAGCCGCAGCGATAAGGGGCGTAGATGGACAGAGATGAGATCAACCGAATTATTCTAGACAACGAGTTGTTCCACGGCACGATGGCGCTGGGCGTGGTGATGGATGCTGACCACCTTGAGAAGTTTGCCAACCTAGTCGCAGCAGCAGAGCGCGAAAGAATTAAATGGGACACCATCCATTCCTGTCATCCAGAGTGCGACAAGCCTGTATGCGTAGCGATTCGTAAAGCTGTATTAGAGGAACGAGAGGCGTGTGCGAAGTTGTGTGATGAGAAGGTCGCTGCCGAGTATGCAACCGGCAAGGTTGACCACAACGAGATTGGCTGGACGCAAGCGTGTGCGATAGCTATCCGCGCAGGGGGTGATGCACTAGCCAAACTAAACCAAGCAGCAGAGGATGACGGGGAGCCGCTATGACTAAAGAAGAAGCATGGCTTATGTGGATGAAAGAATCCAAGCACTACGTTGAATACGACTGGGACATGATCAAAAAGTCTTCGTGGTGGGACGCATTCTCTCGCGGTTGGGATGCAGCGTCTGTCAATGCTAACGGTTGGGACGATGCCTACAAGATGGGCATGGAAGCAGGAAAAGAAATGGAGAAGAGCACATGATCTTGAACAAAGAATGTTACGAGCGAGGCTGTGCTGCTTACGATTACAGAGTAGATGAGGGCGTTGTATTAACAAATGGAGGAGAACACATGAAAGCATTTCCAAATAGGCAGTTATATGGTGATACCGAAGGCATGGACTTGCGTGATTACTTTGCGGCGAAGGCGATGCAGAGTTTTGTTATCGTCTATAAAGACAGTATTCCCGCAGGACAACCTATGCAAGATATGGCAGAACGAGCGTACCTTTACGCAGACGCAATGACGAAAGCGAGAGAACAGCGTGACTGAAGAAAGAAAAATCCGATACAGCAACGGCGCTATCAAAGAGATTGACTTGCCGTTCCTGTTAAAAAAGCACACCGTAAAAAAGAAAATAATTGGTATTTCAAGAGTCGTTCATAGTGATATCCTCGGAGACCTAGAGCGCGTGTTCGTACCGTTCGAGATTGAGTGCTACGACAAAGAGAAGGACGTTACTTTTATCAAGCATACGCTGGTTGATACGGTGACAGGCAGTATGTACGACAAGATGACAGGGCAGTGCATGAGTTCAACGAGACTAAGACTGGGGGATTGAAATGCTAGAGCAAAAATACCGAGACGTTTTAATCCGTGGCTACGAGCGGTTTGTAGCTACAAAGGATAGAACACACATTGATGACGCTATCCGGCTAGTCAAAACCATGTCGCCAAATAATTTCTTTCAGGGCGATAGAGACCTGAACCTAGAGAAGCGCGTGTTCTACAACGAGCCCTACGGCGCACATTGGTCAGGCACGTACATCAGAAGGTATCGTTCTAAATGATCGTTGACACTATCAACTACAAAGCTGTTTGGGCATGGCTTAACGCAGTCTGGGCTAAGTCATTCGTCGCAATCCTGCTGTTCATCCTTGGGCTATGGATAGGAACTGTTCAGACCGAAGGCCGGATCGCTGGCGACTGCAAGTTCGCTAATGCGTTCCGTGTGGACATACAGGCGTTCGCTTGTCAGAGGAAGCTATGAAGGTTGCTTACGTTAGATACTACAACGAGGAAGCTTCTCTTTTCTTGTCTGAAGAATTTAAGAACTTAGATGTAGTGGTACGTCTGGACATTCTAAGAGATTTAAAGTACTGGGTAGATGCTCATTACAGTGATGCACGTAAAGAATGGTATGACGGGCGCGAAAAGAAAGGAGAAATCCTAAAGCAAAAAGCAAGACAAAGGGCGTTTCAGGCGTATGACCTAAGAAAAAAAGCGATGACTTATAAAGCAATAGGTGAAGAGATGGGCATATCATCCACCCGCGCCCAACATCTTGTAAGCAAAGCCGAACGCATCATTGAACGTGAAAAAAGGTTGAACAATGAAACTAGCCCGTCAAGCTGTGCGTCTGGCAAATAACTTTCAGGAGATGCCCCGCGATGAAGGAGACCTTGAAGCCGCTGCTGTGCTTGTAAGACTAGCGCGTGTATACGAAGCGGCGCATGACATGATGACAGCAAGTTCGCACAAGCAAAGCGCGGACGCCTACGAAGAGATGAGAAAACTAATTAAAAATGAGTCTAATAACACTTGATTTCGAGACGTATTACGCCGAAGGGTTTGGGTTCAAGAACCTGACCACTGAGGAATACATACGTGACAAGCAGTTCGAAGAGATCGGCGTCGGCGTCAAGATTGATGATGCTCCTGCGTATTGGTTTTCTGGTTCACACGACGAGCTAAAGAAACACTTAACCGAACTAACCGACTGGTCAGATTCCGCCCTTCTATGCCACAACACCCTTTTCGACGGGGCAATACTTGGTTGGCGTTTCGGTATACGCCCCGCTTTTTATTTAGACACGCTGTGCATGGCAAGAGCCCTGCATGGTGTGGATGCTGGCGGTAGCCTCGGCGCGTTGGCTGAACGCTACAGGATTGGTGAGAAGGGCGACGAGGTAGTCAAAGCGTTGGGCAAACGCAGAGCAGACTTTACCCCTGCACAACTTTCAGCCTATGGCGACTACTGCAAGAACGACTGCGAGTTGACCTACAAGCTGTTTCATCTAATGGCCCCGCACTTTCCCGGCGATGAGATAAAACTAGTAGATATGACGCTGCGCATGTTCATCGAGCCGGTGTTTCAGGTGGATGATGCGTTGCTGGTTCAACGACTAGAAGACCTGCGGGAAGAGAAGAACTCCTTGCTGGCTACTTTAAAAGAGGATTTAAAGTGTGATGATGAAGAATCTGTTCGCAAGAAGCTGGCAAGCAATAAGCAGTTTGCTGCCCTCCTCCAGTCCCTCGAACCGCCAGTGGAGACACCACGAAAGATCAGTCCAGTCACAGGCAAGGAGACATTCGCACTGGCAAAGAACGACGAGGGTTTTATCGAACTGTCGAAACACGAGAATACACTTGTCCAGCAATTGTGTGCAGTCAGACTTGGAACTAAGTCAACTTTGGAAGAGTCACGCATCACTCGATTCATCGACATCGGAAAGCGCAATCGAGGACTACTACCCATCCCCCTTAAATATTACGGTGCACACACTGGACGATGGAGTGGTTCAGACAAAGTTAACTTCCAGAATCTTCCTAGCCGAGATAAAAAGAAGAAGACCCTCAAGAACGCCGTACTTCCACCAGACAACCACGTGGTCATTAACTGCGATTCCTCCCAAATCGAAGCACGGGTGCTGGCTTGGCTGGCAGGACAAGATGATGTTGTTCAACAATTCGCCAGCGGCGAAGACGTATATTCAATCTTTGCTTCCAAAGTCTACAACCGAGACATAACAAAGAAGAACCCAGAAGAGCGGTTCGTCGGCAAGACGTGCGTTCTGGGTTTGGGCTACGGCACAGGCTGGAGAAAGTTACAGCACACGTTGGCTACATCGCAGCCGATCAGCGTTCAGCTTCCCGATGAGGAATGTCAGGCGATAGTGAACCTGTATCGCGAGGTCAATGACAATATTATTTCTCTATGGAAAGAGTGTGACGACGCGTTGGGCGAACTAGCCAACTGGGATGCGCTATCTGATTCGTTTTATCTAGGACATCCGTTTTATCTAGGACAGCATCAGGTGTTGCAAGTTACCCAAGAAGGCATATCCCTGCCGAATGGTTTGTTTATACGTTACCCGAAGTTGCGGTACGACACCGAGGGTGAGAAGTCTCAGTACAAGTACAAGTCACGCAAGGGTGAGATCAGTATCTGGGGCGGGGCGGTAGTCGAGAACGTGGTGCAAGCGTTGGCTAGGATTGTCGTAGGCGAACAGATGATTGCCATTAATGAAAGGTACAGGGTAGCCCTGACTGTGCATGACGCGGCGGTGGTTGTAGTTCCAGAGGCGGAGCGCGAAGCAGCTATGGAATTCGTCATCGAGAAGATGTCCACGCCACCAACTTGGGCTCCGACGTTACCTGTTGCGTGTGAGGCAAAATGGGGGCATAGTTATGGAGAGTGTTAACAAATAAAGGTATCCCCATGAGTTCAGTTACGTGGTCATTCTCCAGTTTGAAACAGTACATCAATTGCCCAAGACAGTATCAACAGGTAAAAGTTTTAAAGAGATATGAAGTTAAACCGACACACCAGATGCTCTACGGCACGGACGTTCACACCGCGCTGGAGAACTACGCGAAGGATGGAACAGAGCTACCCCACAATTACAAGAGGTTTGCTTCCTTGGTTGACCCGTTGCTTGAGATCGATGGGACGCGCTATCCTGAATATCGAATGGCGTTAGACATCAACCGTCAGCCTTGCTCATACGGCAAGGGCTATTGGGTGCGGGGGATTGTGGATTTGATGATTATCTCCGGTGACACAGCGTTCATCGTTGATTACAAAACAGGCAGTGATAAGTATCCTGATTTAAAACAGTTACGACTGATGGCGTTGATGACGTTTGCTCACTTCCCTGAAGTCAACCATGTTAAAGCTGGTCTGCTGTTTGTGTTGCATAACAACTTCATACCAGAAGAGTACGAGCGTAGTCAGGTCGATGAACTGTGGGGTAACTTCAATCCAGACCTAGAGCGCCTAGCAGTATCGTTTGAGAATGACACATGGCAACCGAACCCGACACCGTTGTGTGGTTGGTGTCCTGTAACAGAGTGCGAGTTTCATAGGACGAGATAATGAAAAAGGATTGGTTAGAGTTCCACGTCGAGCCGGTCGAAGCTGAATACTTTGACGAGTCTCAGCCTGAAGGAAAGCCTTCTCATGTACGGGCTATATGGCACGGAATAGATTTAAAAACGATGCACAACGACGAGATACACAGTGCCAAAGCTGTCGAGAGAATTTAGTTTCGGATGGATACCGGTAGAGTCCTCGCAGCAGGGCAAGACCCATGTATCCGATATGAGGTTCTTTCGACGTGACCCAGAGACAGGTAGAGAAATAAGTAACGAGTTTATACATGGAGCAAATGATGCCCTACGTGAACAAACCCAGACCGTACAAGAAAGAGTATCAGCAGGAGAAAGCCAGAGGAGAACATCCTGATCGCATGGAGCGTCAACGTGCGCGTCGTGCAATGGATAAAAAAGCCAAAGACAATAACGGCAACGGTAAAGCTGACGTGCGTGAAGGTAAAGACATCGCACACCGAGTCGCTTTATCAAAAGGTGGTAGCAATGCTGATGGCGTAATGGTACAGTCGCCGTCTAAGAATCGCTCATTCAAGCGTAGCTCATCAAGCGCGTTGGTCTCTGAGACTAGCAAGCGAGAACGCAAGAAGTAAAGGCTTGCCGTTAGGTGTGAGTGGGCGGGGGGTTTTCGGAAGGTTTGTCCCCTCAAATAAACCGCATCAGTCGATTAGTGCCCCCCTTTCGGAGTAGTGCTCCTAGGCACGGAGTTGACCGACTAGCCCCCGTAAGGGGCATCGTTTAAGTTTACAGTGGAGTCAAATTGAGTACGATTAAGTTTACAGTGGTGGATGACACCGCCTTACAGTATGCCGTTCCGAATGAACTAGCGGACGTACTATTACAGTACATCGAGAAGTGCGAGATACTCGACAGGGGCGATAACAACACAACCCTGCTCACCTACTGGGGTCTCAAAGAAACCACATTCCTCACGCAGACGATTGGCATCCAGAATGTGCCGTCCCCCATGCTGCGCGACTACAACTACCCCGGCCTGTACAAACCGTTTGATCACCAGCGCGTGACCGCTGAGTTTCTCTCCACACGGCAACGCGCGTTCTGTTTCAACGAGGCGGGTACAGGCAAGACCTCATCCGTTATCTGGGCGGCAGACTACCTGATGAATCAGGGCGTAGTCCC